AACAGTTGTGTTGCCTGTTACTCCTAGAGTACCTGCAATGGTTGCGTTAGCGTCTACGTCTAAGGTGTCTACGTGGATTGTTCCATCAAAGTAGCCGTCCTTAAACTCTAAAGAACTTGTACCCAAGTCAATGTCACTATCAGTAACAGGTACAATTGCACCGTCTTGGATGCGAATCTGTTCGACTGCTGAACCACTAACCTGTACAAAAACACCCCAACGGTTGTTAGTGCTATCAACTACAATCTTATTAAGAAAGTCTTGATCACCAATTGTATGTATGTTACCACCTTCAGCCGAACCACCATCATGTTGGTGTCCAGTAGTTCCAGTAGTAGTATACGCAAACGCAGATACAAGTTTATTGTATTCGTCATTAAAGAGTGCGGCGGTAATTGTATCGCCATCGGTAAGTGTGCTTTGTCGTGTATAACTTGTTCCTGCCATTCTGGTTATCTCCTGCCTGATGGAACGTAATCAACGTATAAGCCGTTAATTGCGTAGGGTGCGTTTTGGTCATCACTGGTAATTCTAAAGTTTGCTACGTGTCCACTACCTTCTACTGCTTGTCTAAACATTGGATCTTTACTTCCACCGAATGTGGCCGCCGCAAATACTGCTGATCCGAAAGACGAAGGAATTGGAATACCCGCTACTGGATAAGGAGCAGGTTGCGGAATGTCTAAAGATTCGTAGTCATACCGAAGTCTTAAAAACGGTAGTATCTCTCCTTCAGGAGAAACAGATATTTTTACATAGTACAAAGTCTTTCTAGTTCCAATGTCTCCAAAATCATAATTGGGTGTGCTATATTTTGCGCTGATATTAAACGCTACGCCGCCATCAGAAAAAGAGTTGCCTGTATCGTGGTTATATACGTATCCTTTATTGTCACCGTGATATGTTTTTTCTACACCAGACTTATCAAAACCTGCTGTAATGCCTGTTGCTTGTATTCCTTTTGTTTCAGCCCATTCAAAGCCGTTAGGTGTTAAGGTTCCTATAATACCAAGTGCTGATGTTGAACTACCGCCTACCTGACTAAAAAACAATCTGTACTGTGACTTACTGCGAAGTACTGTACTTGCAAGCGTAAAAGTATTTACAGACTTTGCAAGTGTAGATATTACAGATTGTATCTGTCGGCTAACTGATCCTAATTCAACGTCACCAATACGTGCTGTACCCGCTACAGAACGAATACCGTCTGGGCTAAGGAATACTAAGTCACCGCCAATTTCTTGAATGCTGTGAGAGCTAAGACAGCCCACGTTCTGTGTAACAGGAATAATTGCAATAGATCCTGAATCATTAATGTTTACAAGCTTATGTATACTGTTTCTACAGAAGATCATTAGATCGTCACGGAAACTTTTAATACCTACTACTTGATCTGGAAGTAATGCGGCTCCACCACCGTTACCAGAAAAACTAGTTGGGTCGAGCGTTGAACTATAAAAGATTGTGTTTTTTGCGCTTGGCGCTCCTGCAACAACCAAGTGGCTGTCGTGGATAACACAAACTGTAGGTGCTGTTGTTCCGTCTACGGTAATTTCTTCTGCAAAAAATGTGCGAGAAGTTAAGCCACCTGTTCCTGACATGCTAAATATGAAAGGCTTATTAACTCCGTCAGTAATTATTATTTGCCCGTAGTCTGTGTTACCTTCAAAGATTGTAAAGGTTACTTGGGCTTGTCCAGACCTAGCGTCTGCGCTACGCCCGCTAAAAGTTGAGTAATTATCTCCACCGCTTGCTACGCTTGCTTTGTTAATTTCTAACCAACTTCCTCCATCAACACTAAAGAAAATTCCTGTGTTGCTACAAACAATTACACCGTCTGCGTAAACATTAAGACCAAGGATAGTAGCGCCACCGTTAGGCCGCGCAGAGCCGAAAGCTGTGTAGCCGTTTACGCGCCTGTACCCGCCGTCAGGGTTTACTTCAAAGTTTAATAACTCTGTAGCAACTCCGGGCTGAGCAAGCATCTCAAGCTGATTTAGGTTGGTATTTAACCCACCCCTGCAAGAGATACCAAAGGGTTGTGAAGCGGCCATTAAACGAACCTCATCCGATCATCTTTAATATAAGAAGGCGAAGGCTCAATAAGGTTAGAACGCATACTGCGTAATCCTTTTTTGTAGTCATCTAGTGCGAACGAAGCCGCTTGAGGGTTGTCTTTAAACTGCCAGATATAGTATCTAGCTCTAGCTTGAAGAACACCAGTATATAAATCTGGAAATACTATAGTGTCTCCATGCGCTGATAATTTTGTAGGTAGGTTCCACGCATAAAACCAAATGCGATAGACCTTATCGGGGATAGGGCTGAGTCCAAACTTCCGTGAGTCTGGGCTTCTGATTACAGCGTTGGGTACGCCGTATTGTTGTGTGTCTGCGTCATCTAAGTTTTCACTGACTCTGCGATAGTCTTTCCACTCTTCAGTACTTAAAAACCGAAGGTTGCGACTTTCATAGGGTGCTACTTCATCTGTTACGCCTACAGTAGTAAGATAAAAGTTATCCCAATCTATAGAGCTATAGTCAGTTGTAATGCTAGAACTAGCAGGTTTTAACTCAAAGAAGCGTTGTCCTGCTACTGTTTCAACGTACACGTTTCCGTACATGGGGTCTACTGCACCGCTTTCTGCAACAGATAGAAAAGGCCATTGTGGTTCTTGAGTTATAATATCAAAGTAAGCACGATTTACTGAGTCTTTAACATGTTGCTGTACACCTAGTGCGGCTCCAAAAGTTGTTGACGTTAAGGCAACTTCGTTGAGTTCACGCAAAAGCTCATTAGTTAGTTCAAGGTAAGTTGTTGCCATATCTTATTTCGCCTTTGATTCTGTTTTAGTGTCTGGTTTGTTAAAGATAGCATCCCAGTTATCGTCAAATTTCTTTTTGTTTTCAGGCTTATACCAACTTCCTGTATCGCCTAGTTTCTTTCCTTTCTTCTTGCCTTGCATCATTATAGGCTTTGAGTTACTTCCTAATATTGCCATAGTGTCCTCTTAAAGATCAGGGGGCTTTTACACCCCCGTCTCTAATTACTTACTTAGTCAATACCGTAGAACGCAGATACTAATGCTTCTGGGCGTAGAACCTTAGCGCCGTATACGTGCAGTCCACGACAGATGTCACCAAAGCTATCTGGGTCACGAAGGACTTCAGTGCTTGTGATGGTCTGTGCAGTTGCAGTAGAGCTAATGTGTCCACATACTACTTGACCTGCCGCGTTACTAGGAGCGGCTATGTTGTTAGACTTGTACATGTCAAATCCACGGAGTTTTCCAGAAGATACCAATCCATTGCGGATTCCACCTTGACCAGAATTGAAGTCAACAGACATCAACTTAGAGCTAGACTGAGATAGTTGCTCGTAAAAACTAGGTGGAGCTAAGAACCAACGACCTTCTTCTGGAATGCTTTGCTCGTCAAGTAGACGCGCCATGTGAGCCATTATATCAAGAGGGTCATGCTCGTTAGAACCAAAACCAAGATCCAAGTTACCAGTGCCGTCAAAAGTTCCTGCGGCTAGGTCAGTAGCATTGTCGCTACCAAGGATGTGGTTAGGGCTTGCCGCTGAAACTCCCGCAATAATCTTAGCAATTACGCCTTCGTCAAATGCGTCACGCAATGCGTAAGCGGCAGATGAAGATGCAACTTCTTTGAAATTTACGTGAGACATAGCTGTTTCAATATCATCAACTTTGAATTTAAATGCGTTAGCCACATCTACAATCAAGGTTGTTTCTACGTCAGTCAGTTTAGTCTGAGTTACGTCAGCACCACGCTCATACGTATATACAGTGATTTCTGGCTCTTTGATGATCTTTACAGAGTCACCGAAACCTGAGATTTCACCCGCATAGTCAGTGTTAGTAATTGCTTCAGCTACCGAAGCCTTTCGGAAGAAGTTAAGAACCTTCTTAGAAAAGATTGAGGGCATGAAGAAGCTGTTAGTTTGACCCGATACTGAGTTACCGAAGTTACCGTTCGTGTCTGTACCTTGCTCAAATAGAGCGTCTGAGGCATTATAAGCCATTGTGTGTTACTCCTAAAAAAAGACAATTATATTTAATCTACTATCCTGCCTTCCATTATAGCTTGGTCAATATCACTTTCGTATTTATCAAATTGAGCCATAGACAGTTTAGCGATTTCCCGTTGTGACCAAATCTTGGGTTCTTTAGCATCTATTTGTGTTGTCCGTGTGGACACCATATCTGCCGCTGAAGATTTGGGGGCTTGTGATTTCTTTGCCTTCTGCTTACTTCCAATCTTGATTCCATTTTCCATTTTATAAAGATCAATAGCTTTGACCGCTAGTGCAACATTGTCTGGGTTTTCATAGATCCAACCTTGAATTGCTTCAGGTTGTTCCTTAGCCCATTCGTGAAACTTTTCATCTCCGCGTATATCCTCAAAATCAGGATGTCGAGAACGTAGCGTAGACTCAGCTTCTTTACGTTGGATGTTTAATTCTCGTTCTTCAAGAACAGACATCTTAGTTTTTAAAGCTTGCATTTGTTGTTCACTCTGTAAGTGTGCAACAGTTTCTACTGTTTCATATAGATCAGGATACTGCTCTCTAAAGTTTTGAAGGTCTTCAGTTGACTTAGGCGGGGCATACGCAGATTGCGTTTCAGTTGCCATCGCGGTAAGCTCTAATTCTTTCTGCTTAAAAGATGCTATCTTCTGATCGTAATGTTTTTTTAGATCATCGTATCGTTTTTTATAATTAGTTCTTCCTTTGGGTGCTTCCTCTTCTTGTTCAGGGGCCGCTTGACGGGTAGCCTGTGAGGGTTCTTCAAAGAAAAGCGTATCTGCTTTACCTCTACTTGGGGCATCTGGCGTGTGCCAAGCCTTCTTAGAGTTATACGGATTCGCAGTTGGTTCTTCAAGTTGTTCGTTTGCATTTGACATATTGATCACACTCCTTTTGGGGCTTGCTAGTCTTTCAAGGTGGCTATACTACTCGCGTTTGTAATATAGGGTCTTGATACTTCAAGGTGGCCTCTAGGTAAAAAAAATGATAAAGGGTTCAGCGAACTGAAGTGGCTTTATCGTATACTTGGCATTTGGTTAGCAGAGATCATTTGTTTCTTAACCTCTTCTTCACTATCATACGACTCCATTTCGGGTTCGTTAGTTAGACCTCCAAATGCTTTCTTTAATAAACCACCATCAGAGGCTTTCTCAGCATCGTCCATCATAGTTTGTAGCTGATCCGCACCCATTTGATCGGTGGCTTTCTTGGTGAAAACAAATTCACCATCCGATAACCTTGCGGGAATCGAATCTGATACTCCAGTGCCAAGGCCACTTACTTCGCCTTCGCCAGAGAATTCTCCTGCAACATCCATAACCTTATCAAAGATGCCGCTTAGACGTTCGTCAGTTTCTAGAACGCCCATTAAATATTCTTGTTCTTCTGTGTCTAAAGACTCGCCTAGTACATAGCCTAGATAGTCATCTTCCATTTTATCATCTGGAAGCTGTGAATCTTCTGCTTCTGCCATCTCGTCTTCTGGGATGTTGTCGTATGTGTCTTCAGGTATGCTATCGTCTTCCATTTCCATTTCTGGTGGAACTAGCATTGAGCCGCCTTCAGCGTACATGTTACCGCCCATGTTGTATTTAAGTTTCATGTCTTTCATATTTGTTAGCCTTCTGTTCGTTGTTTAGCTTCACGTACTTGCTCTTTTAGTTGTAACAAATTAACCAGAGAACTCACTCTCCCCTGCTTGCGGTACAGTTCCAGTTCCGATGTTGCCACCGCCAGTGCCTGTAGCTCCAAGTTCTTGAGGTTGAGGAGATGCTCCGTCAGGGCCTCCCATAGCTCCTTGTTGCCCGTCAGGGCCGACAGCTTCGCCGCCAGTACCTTGTCCAACATTTTGCGCTCCTATAATTTGTGCCATGATTGCCGCTTCTTCGGGATCGTTGAGGATCTCATCTGGGTCTAAATCAAGGCTGTACGCTAACTCACTAACAATCTTAGAGATCTTAACGAATGGTGCAATAGCAGGATTCTGTGCGGTCTGTAAGAACATAGTCAATCGCTGACTACGTACTTCTTTCTGCATGAGGCTATTAGTACCCATAGCATTTACTTCTAGATCGCCTTCAATAGCTAAATCGCCTTCAAAGAACTGCATGTTCCATTGGTAGTATGACTTTCCTAGTGGTCTAAGCAAGAAGTCATCTATGTTTTTTACTACTGTTTTGATGTTTAGACTTGCGGCACCCAGAAGCATAGACATACCAGAGGCTGTACGAGTCATGCTCTGTACGCCTGTCTGTCCGTGCGAGTAACTAGGTATGCCTGTCTGCTCATCTGCAAGCTGACGGAACTTATCAAACATTTGTAAGTTTTCTTGCGTTGTGTTAGGGAACTTAATGCCATGTATAGCCTGACCTTGCATTCCTGACTGTCGTCTAAACACTTTTCCGGGATATATCTCCATTGATTGACCGCCAACCAACGCTGACTCATCAACGTCAAAGACTACTGAGCCTGATAACGCTAAGTTGTCAATTGCCATACGTGCATGGCCGTTCATTATTTGCTGAGAGTCATCCATATTTTCAGCAACACCAATACCAAAGAAAGAGTAAGGATTACGCTCGTAAGGAAAGGCATTGTATGGGAGTCTGTACGGAGTAAATGGATTAACAACCCCGCGTAGAAGCTTGCCATTACTAACCCAAGCATTAACTTGTACTTCATCTAAATCATCTACCTCATCTGGGAGTTCCATTCCTGCTTCGCGGGCATACTGTGCATCCATAACGCCCCAATACTCTAAAACCTCAAAAAGACCATCGCCATACTCTTCTGTGCGGTGATCATCCTTTAATTCAGACTCGTAGTCTTTTTCAACGTAGTTTGAACCCATCTGCAAACACTCACGAATTTGATCTTTGTTAAAGTGCGGTAGTTTTGCAAGCCCTCTAAGCTGAGAGCGGTTCATTTTATGACGATGAAAGGTATACTCGCAGTCATCCATTGTTGTAGCGTTTGGATCAGGGAAGAAATCCCATATACTTACAAACTCAATGCGCGGGACACGGACAGTAAGAGGATTGTAGGCTCTTTCACCTGTCTCTTCGTCTTTTTCCCAACGACTAAGCGTTTTATTGTGGTTGAATGGCCCTTTAACTACGCCTGTTCCAAATAACGCAGACTCAAACAAAGCATTACGCAACTCAGAAGAACCGTTAGACTCTTCAATCTGGTCGTGTATAAGACTTTGCATAAGTCTAGCGGCATCTTTAGCAGGTGCAATCTGTAAAGCCTGTGGATCGGGGTTAGGGCCGTCTTTAAACGTAGCTCCTGCCTCTTCTATAGCGTTTTCTAGTGCTGATTCGCCCGAAGAGAAGGTAGCTCCTGCTTTTAAGACTTTTCCGTCACCCTCATATCCAACATCAAAAGGATTTACTACTTCTTCTGGCTCTTCTTCTTTCTGTTCTGCGGGAGTACTTTCAATACTAGGAGCATTATCTAAGTGACTATACGTTGGAACGCCTTCAGGAACGCGAGTTTCTTTGACACCTATTGGAAATTGACCTGTGCCAAAGATAACGTCTACTAGTTGACCGAAAGCCGCAATGACCTTGGTCTTAGTTACTTTAATGAAGACTCTAGACTTCTCAGATTCGCGGAACCTTACGCTTTTGCCGTAAAGTCCACGAAAGTTATGATAGGCTTGAAGCCATCGAGCTTCATCATGCTCTCTGGCTCTTTCTGCTTGTTCAAAACGATCTTCGACCAAGCCTACAAATTTAAGACGTACAGATTCTTCAAGGGTCAGGTCGAGACCACTTTCACCTTCTACTGGTGCAAAGTAAATCTCTCCTGCGTTCCCAAATAAACCGTTCTCTTCACTCATTTAGTTTTTCCTTAGAGTTCTTGGAACTGAGCAATATATGTAACAGTAGTAGCGGCAGTTGCTAGGTCTGCTCCAATAGGACGCAGAGTAACAAAGATATTACGAGCGGCAGATGAGTACAAAGCCCCTGCAATAACAATAGCTTCACTAGTTGCGGGGCCGCCTTTAGGGCCAACTCCAGTAGTAGCAAACTGATTAGCCGCTTTACCGTGTGAGTTTTCAACTATATATAAAGGTACATTAGCTGTCCAAGTTACAGCGGCTCCACCGTCATCTAGAACGGCTGTAGCGGCAAGTAACTGCGCTCCTGCTGAAGCAGTACCAATAGAAATGTCTAAGTCATTACCACTTGAACCACCAGTAACGAGGTTGCCTTGAGGATAAGCGATTAAGTTAGTTAGGACTGTTCCTGCGGGCTGAGCAATCGTAACAATAGTGTTTGTGTCATCTGTAACTGCAATAGTGCCTGTCGTTACTTTTACTTCATTAGTAGTGGTTACTTCTTGATCTGGATTAGTCGTATCTACACGAGCGGCTAATCTACGTACATCAATTGCGTTTGATG